AACCACTTCTAGTGAATACAGGAGCTTGATATACTAATAATGGTTTATTCATAACTTATTATCCTTTATATGCTTTAATTTTTTCTATTTTTCTAGTTTCCTTATTGAAATATAATACATCCATTACTTTAATAGTTTCTGATTCTGTATGTATTAGTATCTCATTGTATGTACGATATTCAAACTGATTACATTCAACTAACTCAAACGTTAAATCACTTTCAAACATTTGTTTGTTCATATCTAATACATTTGTATTACCAAACCATTCACCATTCCAATCATATAGTTCAATATTAGATGCATATTGTAGTGATAGTAAATTTAAATCTTTTTTATTTAGATTTTTAAAATATTCTCTTGAAGATATTGTCAAATTTATCATAATTAATTTAATTTAAAAAGTTCAAATCTTTTTCTTGGTTTCCAATTTTCAAAAGTACCTTCGATACCCTCTACTAACGTACCACACATATTTTCTACACTTAATCCAGATTCACCTATAAATGATTCTCTACCAAGCTTTCCATTTTTGGTAAGTTCTTCTTTAGGAGTATTGTACATATCCAGCATAGCTGTTGCTACATCATATACATCTACTTTATCATCCCAAATATAAGGTGTTGGAACTGAACCAGCCATAGTTTGTGCTCTACTCCATACAGGTCTTGCCCATTTACCACTTTCTAACTTATCTTCCCAATCTCTCCACTTATGTAGTGAACCGATTTCTTTATAATCTTCTGAAGTAACCAACTCACCAGTTTCTTTGTATCTAAAACCACATTGGTCTTGCAATCCACCAGTTACGTTAACAATGATTGGAGTACCAGCCATAACCGATTCTGCAGTTGTTAATCCAAATCCTTCATTACCAGCAATATTGATTGTTGTATCTCCAATATTATATAGAAGATTTAACTCCTCAGTTGTTCTTCTCTTATCTGAGAATATTACGTTACAATTAGGTGCTAATGTTTTGTGTACGGCTGGTAAATCAGTTCCATTATTATCCACAGGTTGTGTGTGCATTAGTAAAGCAACTTTCTTAGCTTTTTCTTCACCAATTCGTTCACAAAAATCTTTGAATGCCATTATCACATCAGATGGTTGTTTTCTTCTAATGTTTCTATTTGACCAGAAAAATACAAAATCGTATTCTTTACCACCTAATATTTCAGAACGAAATTCTGATGGTACTTTTGTTGGATAATATTCGGTAGATTTGATACCATGTGGTACATATGATACTTGCCAATCTTTGTGAGGTCTCCACGTTGGTTTATCAGTTCTACTCGTAAGACGAGAAACGATACCATAAGTTTGACGAGATATACACCCAATCCAATCACAACTTTCATAGAAGTTTCGATTATATAATGGGTCTGGCAAATCATCCCATATTGCGTAGAATAAGATTGGAACATTTTGCCTTACCTCATGCTCCATATCATATAACCAAGTCCAATAACGTGGGTCAGTAAAATGTAAAATAGCATCAGGTTGTTCTGAATTGATTAATTGTCTTAATAAACCAGCATCACCATAACCACTCCAAGGTAGTATTTTAACACTAGCATCAACTACACCAGTTTTCTTTTGTATATCTAATGATACATCTAATATCTTTCCCTTTTCAGGATGATTAATAGCTGCTCCTACTTGGAACCAATCATATTTATCAACAGTACCCATAACCAATGCCTTAGACATTGTAGCGATACCACTTGCCATCCTCAAATCATCGGATAGTAATAGAATTTTCTTCTTTTTACTCATAACTTATTAATATAACCTTTTTTACTCTAAAATTGTGAACCGCTGATTTGTAGTTTTAAGTACTCATTCATTTCATTTCTGAACTCCTCATCGGTCACATACCGTTCTACCGTTCTATTTACTAATTTTTGAAGTGTTACATCTGATTCAAACGATACTTGTTTAAAATTAGAATATACTCCTTTTATAATTTTTACAGTAGTTAATTTTGTTTCTACACTCATAATATATGTATTTGTTTCATATATATAAGTATATAGATATTTTATTTTACGATGGTTTCTTATCACATAATCCACGCTTACCAAACTCACAGAATCTACAATTCTTTTGCCTATCACCTGGCTGTTTTGGATATTCTCTTACGTTGAATTTTCCCTCATCATCAAATACATCATCTACAAAGTTAATAAACTCATTGTAAATTTTGTTTACAGTTGGTTTACCATTTGCTGGAATATGTTTTGACATATAAGGAATTGGGAATGGTGCATCTTCATATAATTTTCTTCTCATAATCTGATACTCCACTTTAATCTTATCTAATGGAATATTGAATAATTCAGAATAGTACTTTTTATATAGAACAATTTGAGCGTTTTTAAACTTATCAGCTTTAGCGTATTTGTTCCACCCCATTGTTGATGTTTTTAAATCAATAATAATAATTGAATTATCCGATAAATCTCTCATTACCACATCAATGAAGCCTATAAAACTTACACCCTCTTTTACTTTTGCATTTAGTGGAATTTCAATTCCTACTAATTCGAATCCACTCTTTGTATAGAACTTATCCAACTTCTTTTTAAACCACTCTAAGATTCTTCTACCATCCCCATAGAACTCTTCTAACTCTAATTGAGTACATATAATTCCTTCGGATAGTTTCTCAGTTTCTTTTGTGTATTCCTTTCTCATCCATTCCAACAACAATTTATCAGTATCTATTTCCATTGCTTGTTTCTTAGAAACACCATACATTACCGAAAGGAAATGTTGGATTGTCTCATGGATAGAAGTACCAAAGATTGTATAAATATTAGCGGATGATTCCCCTAACCTATCGATGTATCTCAACTTATATTGCTGAGGACATGCTGAATATGTTGAATATTGTGAAAAACTTACTCTTGCCATAATTATCTTTGTTTGTTACACAAATATACGAAAAAAAAGTGAAACTACCAAATGCAATTTCACTTTTCTTCAATTTGTTATATTTTATATTTGTTATGATAAATCAACAGTGATTAGATTCATATCACCACCCCATTGACCACCCGATGTTCCCTCTTCAACGTATATGTTGGCAACATTACCAGTAAAGGTAACTTTAGTTGTAAATGGTAATTCAGCAGATAATACCGGACCCATAGTTGCTTTGGCTGTTTCTAAATCAGATGTTTCCATAATAATAGAAACCATATCTTTTACTTTTTGGGTATTTGTCATAATTTATACTTTTATTTTTAGTTTTTTAATAATCTTAGGGTCAGTACCATAATCTTCAGATATCTGAAGGATACGTTCTTTACCACTTTTGGAGTTATATAATATCTTTAAATAACTCTCAGCTTCCAACTTAGAAACTTCATAGTGATTAGCTACCAATTCTACTAACCAACCCTCATACTTATCAGCACCCTTTGGTTTCATATACTTCATAAAGTGTCTACCTTTTGGAAGTAAATCAATTAAACAAAGGTACATTGCTTTTGGTGGTATTTCTTGAATATGTGGTTGTAAGGTTGCTATGGTTTCTACCCACTCATATTTCATAGATAGAAAACGAAGTACCATATAGTTACTCCAAGTTTTCTTATCAGCATCTTCCAACGTATCCCAATATTTGGGATTCTGAACGTTGGTTATTTGTTTAATATGGTCGAATAATCCTGCAGCCATTACTCTTTCTCAGCTTTATTTTTATCCATTTGGATTAATGCTTTCAATTGTTCAGGCATTAACTCTTCACATACTTGTCCACAATTTGCACATAACATAACATCAATGGGAACTACTACATCTTGCGCTGTACCAGTTATTAACTTTGATATCTTACGAAACTTACCAGCAGTTACGAATACATCATCACCACAATGTGCACATACGATTGGTTTTGATTTACCTAAATCAATTTGAGGTTGCCCTGCTGATGTAGTAGGTTGTTCACCTACTTTTGGTTTTTGTGGTTTCCCACCATTCATTCCTATTACTTTTGTAGCCATTATATTAGATTTAATATTTGTATTAATGTTGCTGCTGTTGGTATTTCTTTATCAATTGATTGGAAATGTGTTCTCTGTCCTTCTGAAATAGCTATAATTACATTAGCTGTACCATTACTTGCGTATTCATCCACCTTATCATATAACATAGTGTATAAATCAGTAAAATCAGTTACTCTACTATCTATAATAGCTTGTCTCATCTTAGTGTATTTGTTTCTCTTATCATCAGATGATTT